AAAGATTGGCAGAATAGAGAAATTTTATTATGGACAACAGAAGCATCTGTTATATCTCTTTCTACAAGTACTACTTCATATCCTCTTAGTTATTCAACTATTGATACCTTGCAAGTTATTTTAAATAGAGATAATACTGATCTACCGTTAGATCGTATTTCTTATGAAGAATATTTACAAGTCCCTCGTAAAGGACAGACAGGTAGACCTACTCAATATACTGTTAAAAGAAATAGAGACAATCCTACAATATTTCTTTGGCCTATTCCAGAAAATTCTACAGACAAATTAAAAGTAGAAAAAATTAGTGAACTTCAAGATATAAATAAATCAGCACTTCAGAATGCTGATATTTCTAAAAGATTTCTACCTTGTCTAACTGCTGGTCTGGCATATTACATGTCTATGAAAAGAGCAGGGGTTCCTGAAGGTAGAATTACAATGCTAAAACAAAATTATGAAGAGCTATTAGCAAGAGCTAACACTGAAGATAAAGAACGAGCTAGCATGTATATTAGACCAAGACTCGGCTATATTTAATATAGAGTAGTATTATGGCAACAAATAAAAATGCTAAAGGACTTTGTGATACTTGTGGATTTGCATATCCTTTAAGAGTATTGCGTATGAATAGCTACGGAATGCTGGTTTGCCCTGAAGATTTTGAGGGAAACTTTGATTTAAAAAATCATCCACAAAATAGAACTCCTGCTACAAGAGATGACGAAACCCTTCGTAATCCTAGACCTCCTCTTAATAATGATAGAAATGTTGCTTGGCAACTAGCTACGACTGAGTGGGAAAACGAAACAACTGAATGGAATATGGTTTAATGAGTAAACTTACTGGAAACTTAATTGCAAATACATATAAACAACTCCTGCAGGTTGGATCAAATAATACGGGTCTAACATCAACTGAACAAACTGTTCAGGATGGATCAGGAGAAAACTCTGCTTTAAAACTAAGTAAAAGTGCTGTAGATATTAATGGAACATTTAAACTTAACGGTGTTGCAATTACAACCAATGCATCAGCTATTAATGCAATTACCGATCTAACAGGTATTACAGGTCTTGTTGCAGTAAGCAGTGGAAATGTATACGGCAGGACACTTACTGCAGGTACAGGCATAACAATAGGTAATGGAGATGGTACTGAAGGCAATCCTACTATTGCTGTAAGTTTAGCTGACACAACAATTAATGTTGCTAAAGTTTCTGCATCTGCCGCTACATTTAATGGCACTGTTAGTGCAGCATTCTTTGTAGGTGATGGTTCAGGTCTTGTCAATGTTCCTTCTGCTGAAGGTGGTACTGTTAAGTTTATTGAAGCAGGTACTGGTATTAAAATTACAGTTGATGGTGCAGTATCAAGTAATATTCCTGTAAGTGGTACAATACTTGTTTCTGCAGACCAAAACTTTGGTACAGTTTCAGTTAGTACTGCTTTCGTTGCTACAGGTTCTGCAGTCTTTGGAACTTTAAGTGCAACTAATATTGATGCTGACGAACTCTTAATGGCAGGTGTATCTGCCGCCAATGTTACAGAAGTTGCAGCAGTTTCGGCACTTACAAAAACTAATCTAGATTCTATAACAAGTATTAATTCTATTATAGGAGACGGTAGTAACTTTGCTACAAGTGCTGAACTAGCAGCAGTATCTTCAGCTTTGGCTACCAGCATTGCTACAGCTAACACAAGGATAACATCTGTTAGTGACTTTGCGGTAGCATTGTCTGCAACAATGGCAACCAGCATAGGAACTGCTAACACCCGTATAACATCTGTTAGTGATTATGCAGTTGCTCTTTCAGCTACACTAGCCGCTAGCATAGGAACTGCTAACACTCGAATAACTTCTGTCAGTGATTATGCGGTTGCTCTTTCAGCTACGCTAGCTACCAGCATTGGTAATTCTAATGCGGCTATAACTTCTATTAATGCTATTCTTGGAGATGGTAGTAACTTTGCTACAAGTGCAGAACTAGCTACAGTATCTGCTGCTCTTGCAACAAGTATAGCTACAGCCAATACTCGCATAACATCTGTTAGTGACTTTGCGGTAGCGTTGTCTGCAACAATGGCAACTAGTATAGGAACTGCTAATACTCGAATAACTTCCGTTAGTGATTATGCGGTAGCACTATCCGCAACTCTAGCCACAAGCATTGGAACCAGATTAGCCATTGCAAATAATCTTTCAGATTTGAATAATGCTGGAACTGCTAGAACAAATCTTGGAGTGGCAATTGGAAGTGACGTTGAGGCTTATGATCCTGATATATTAAAGGCTGATACAGCAGATGAATTAACTGCTGGATTTAGTGCTGCTGCTTATAATGCAGGTACACAGACTACTGGTACTTACACACCTGATGTTGATAATGGAAATTTCCAATATACAATTAATGGTGGCGCACATACATTAGGTGTTCCTAGTAAGAATTGTACGATGGTAATTTTATATAAGAATAATGCTAGTGCAGGAACAGTAACTACTTCTGGTTATACTAAAGTAGACGGAGATACAATTTCTACTACGGATGGAGATGAGTTTTTCTTTTATATTACAAGAGTGAATGACGGTACAACTACATTCTCTATGCTGACTGTAAAGGCGCTACAGTAACATGACCTTTCCAGCACCTATAGTTCAGGGTGGTATTACAATATTTGATACTGGAACTATCATCACAATTTCTGCTAATACTGCTGATTATAATTTAAGAAATGATCTTGTAAATAATTATAGTTGGGATGGCACAAGTGCTATTGATGTTACTCTGAATATTAATTCAGGCATAAATGTTAGAGCAACTACAATAGGAACTGCAGCTATTACAGCCGACCTTGTTGCAGGTTCTAATTTAACAATTAACAATAGCGGAACTATAGCAGGAAGAGGTGGTGCTGGAGGTAGTGCTGGCGGTCCTAATGGTGGAGCAGGTGGGGCTGGTGGAAACGCTATTGATCTTACAAATCTAACTTGTGTTATTAACAATGCTTCGGGAGCTAACATTGCCGGTGCCGGTGGTGGTGGCGGTGGAGGTGCTGGCGGTACAGGTGGAGGAAGTTCTGATCCAGAATTGGGGTGTAGTGGACAAGTTTCATTCAGTGGAGGTGCAGGTGGTGCAGGAGCAAGCACCGATAATCCCGCTACTAATAATGCAACTGCTGGCAGTGCGGGGCAAAGCAACTCCGGTGGCGACGGTGGGACTGGAGGTACTGGAGGAACTTGGGGAAATGCTGGAGCAAGTGGAGGTGGTGCTTCGGCAAACCCACCTAACGAATGCAAATCGGCTGGAACTCCCGGTAGTGGTGGTGTTGCAGGTAAAGCAATTTCTGTAGGGTCAGGTGCGTCTAATACCTTAAATAATTCTGGAAACGTGTACGGGGCTACAAGTTAAAATGTCTATTTTATTTTTTGGAAGCAGAAGACCTAAAGGTGAAACATTAACTATCACTTCAGATACAGAGAACTATAATCTGTCTAATGTTTTACAAGGTAGTTTTGGTTGGAACGGTGTAGACCCTATTGACGCTACGGTTGTTATTAATAGTGGTGTAAATGTTTTTAGCCAAGTTACTAATGTACCAGCATTTACTGCTCATCTTGTTGCAGGAAGTAATTTTATTTTAATTAATAATGGTAACATTATTGGTAGAGGTGGAGACGGTGGTGGTGCTGGTGGTGGTAGTGGCAGTAACGGTGGTGCAGGTGAAAATGGTGGAGATGCTATTAGTTTAGAAAATATTACCGCATCTATTACTAATGCTTCAGGCGCAAACATTGCCGGTGGCGGCGGCGGTGGCGGCGGGGGAGGAGGATACCGAACCTGTGATCGCTATGATGATGAATCTAGTACTTGTAGTGATTGTACTAATCTAGACGGAGGTAGTGGAGGTAAGGGCGCAAGCTTTGATGTTCCTCCTACCAATACTAATACAAGTGGATCATCGGGAGAAGCTTCTACTGGAGGACCAGGAGGAACTTGGGGTAACGTAGGTACAGGGGGTGCAGCAGGAAGTGGTCCTGCAGGTAATGTAAACTGTAGAGTTATTGGATCAGGTGGATCGGGAGGTGATGCAGGAAAAGCAGTTAGATTAAATTCAGGTGCATCGGTAAACATAACAAATAACGGGAATATTTATGGAGCTACATCGTAGATGTTATTTTTAAACAATCGCACTTACATTGCACCTCAAAATAGTTTATACTATTACCAAGTAGATAACACAGGGAACCAATATAAAGTACCTAAAAATAGTTCAGCATGGATTATTAATAAAGAAAGTGTATCGGTTAAGAATTGGGGTACATGTTTTGGTGAAGTTATTATTACTATATACGGGTACACACCACCAAATAGAACTGCTCAAATTAATTTAAATGCTTATTTACCTTATATTAATGGGTGCAGTACAAATAATATCCTACCTCCTATTCGATCTGGTGATCCTTGTATGCAATTATTAAAGATACCTGCTGGATGCTCAGAACAAAAACATCACATTCATTCAACAGATAGAGTGGTATATGTTTTATCGGGGAGAGGTACAGCAGTTTCAGGTGTAGGTTCTAATGTAGAGAGACATAAATTAGTTGAAGGCAAAACTTTAATTTTAAATGCTATGGAGCCACATCACTTTGAAACAGACGATGAAGACTTGATTGTTGTTCCTATGCATATATGGTCTAGTACTAATGAAGAATTTAACCATCCTATGATGTTGGGAACACATGTTGTCTAAAAAATATATTATGTATACACTAAAGTTTTTTGGTTTGTGTTTTGTTTTTTATGGTTGTTTTGCGTATTCTCAAGAACAAGTTAGAGTAATGGTGCAGCTTCATCAATCGGAAAAGAGTTTTATAGAATGAGTTTAGTATTAAAAAGAATAGATAATCCAATACCGGGAAGTGATAAATCACCTTCTGATATTGATCTAAAGGTTATGGTTCTTAATGCAGATAAGACAGATTTTGAAGAGCAGTGGAAAGATTTACTAACTGTTAAAAAAGTTGTACTTGAAAGATTTGATAATCAATATGTAAAAAACAGAGATTGGTATTTTCCAGAACCTGAAAACATTACACAAGTTGAACAATTCCTTAGATCAGAAATAACTGAAGACCAAGCAACTACAGTTATAGGAAATACTAAAGAAGAAAAAGTTGACAATGCATTACAACAATTTAAGAATAATGCATCTAGATTATTTATTGAGGAATTATATCAAACTAGACGTCAAGAAATTTTAGATGCTACTGATCCTCAAACTTGTGTAGATATTTTAAATAATCAAGATGAATTTATTAATCCTATACCTGAAGAAGAATGTGTAGAGTGTGCAATTCTTTTACATACTGCTGTAGGTGTTGGACGAATTAGAAGTGTTTTCGGTCCATTAGATATTGATTGTAGTATAAAAGTTTTAGATAAATTTGTTGATATATTTAATTTTGAAACTCAGACATCGGTTGATGTATCAACAGATGCACTAGGTGATAAATTAATTTTTGCTCGTCCAGATTTTTTAAGAGTTGGATCGGGTGAATATAAAAAAACAACTTTAGATGCTATAGGAAAAGATATTCATTGTCTTTGGAATGCTATTGATCGAACAAATACTTTATCTAGTAATTTAAAGTTAGAGGGTAGTCCAATACCTGACGCTACAGGATTTACAAAAACCTTTATAGAAGTAGCAGATGAAACAGGTGTAAATCTATGGAATGAAGATAAGGAAATAAAAGTATACTGGAGTGGCGGAATAGATAGCACAGTAGCATTAGTAAGTCTATTAAAATCTAAACCGTCTGATTGGCACGATAGATTAAAAATTATTTATACTGACGCTTCTATTGAAGAGTATTCTTTATTTTGGAATAATTATATTGATGGGAAAATTCAAACAGAAAAAGTTGTAGAACCAGTAAAAGACCCTGATAAATATTACATGGATAAACCTTTTTTCTCTCCCATTCTAAAACACATTGAAAATAATTTAGGTACTGGTATATCTGTTACAGGTGAATGTGGCGATCAACTTTTTGGCTCATCAGGATTGATGTCCCATCCTGAACTATTTCTTATGACGGTAGATGAATTTTTAAAAGAAAAACATCCTGACAACATAGATGAAATAAAATTATTTAATTCTAAATGTCCTTATACTATATCTTCTATTGGAGATTTATTTTGGTGGTGGAATTTTAATTTAAAATGGGACGAGGTAACTTATAGAGCATTGTCTCTTGTTAAAAACAAAAATGATTTAGCTAACTCTCGTTCCTTCTTTAGAACTGATGATTTTCAAAAATGGTCTATTTCAAATCCTGATAAAAAAATTAAAGATACTTTAGAGTCATATAAATTTACAGCGAAAGATTACATCTTTGATTATACCTCAGATGCAGATTATAGAGATAAAAAATTAAAACATGGTTCTTTAAGAGTTAGATGGGGAAGCACTATAGCAATAGATAATAATAATAATATTATTTATGCTGGAGATACCTCAACTAATACCGACTTGTTAAAAGATAAATATGGAGATTCACTACAAAGGTTTATTAATTAAAATGAAAAAAATAATTTTAGCAGCTATTTTATTATTTTTATTGGTGCCTAATTATAGTGTAGCTCTAGCAAATACTTGGCAAATTGGTGACAAAGTAATTGTACTTTTTATGTGTAAAAAAGAAAAAGCTATAATGGATATAGCTTATGCTGATACTAAAAGTCAAGAAAAACTTAACTTAACTGTCTATAAAAATACTATTAATTCTAATTGTCTAGAAATAAGACCACCACAAATATTTTTAATTACTGATATTATTGGAAGTTACAAAGATTATAACAATAGAAATACTCTTATACTTAAAATTAAGTCACCTGTTTATACCTATTTTAAAGGTTATATAGTAGCAACAGGTGTTGAAGGAAAAGGAATTTAAGAATGCCCAGTACTTATACTTCTAGAATTAGATTAGAAAAACAAGGTGATGGAGAAAATCCTAACAGTTGGGGTTCTATTCTAAATCAAAATGTTATTGATCTAGTAGATGAGGCTATTGCTGCATACACTACCATTACTGTTTCTAGTGCGGATGTAACCTTAACAACTAATGACGGAACGTCAGATCAATCTCGTAGTCCCCTTTTAGAATTATCTGGAACTGTTTCTGCTAGCTTAAATGTTATTGTTCCAGAAAAATCTAAAGCTTATATTATTAACGACAAGACTACCAGAGAAAATTCAGCAGTAATTACTTTGAAAAGTGGGTCAGGCTCTGGTTCAGGATCAACAGTTGCAAGCGGCAGCAAAAAAATGTTTTTCTGTGATAGTGTTTCTGTTTATGGTCTTGATTATTTAACTGCTGAAACAACTGCTAGCTTTGCAAAACTATCTTCGGCTAATACTTTTACAGATACTAATACTTTTAATAAACCTGTAACCTTTGCATCTGCGGTGGGCTTTGCTACAAGTGTATCAGCCACTAGTATATATACAACCTCTATTGCGGCTGATTCAGCAGTTGTTTCTAATGCAGTTTTAAATATTGTTAGTGTAGCAGGAAGTGCAACATTTAATTCACAAGCTACATTCTCTGGTCAACTTGTAGTTCCACCTGTTACTCTAACAGAAGCAGCATCAATTGCTCTTGATCTATCGACAGCCACTACCTTCTTTGTTTCTTTAACGGGCAATAGAACTTTGCAGAATCCATCAAATGCATTGCCGGGACAGAGTGGATATATCTATGTATTTCAGGATAACACTGGAAGTCGGACACTATCATATGGAGATAGTTACAATTTTCCTGATGCAGAGATTCCTGTTTTATCTACAGTAGCTAGTGCTGTAGATATGTTGGTTTACAATGTTCGGGGTGTAAGTGCAATTGATATGGTTTTAGTATCTTCATTTGGATAAAAACATATGCCATCTACTACTTCAAAATTAGAGAAATTAAATTTCAAGCCGGGGTTTCACCGAGAGTCTACTCAGTATTCTGAGGAGGGCAAGTGGTTTGATGGTGATCGGGTCAGATTTAGAGAAGGTAAACCTGAAAATTTAAGGGGGTATCAAAAATTTATTGATAACTCTTTTATTGGAATAGCAAGAGATTTGCTTGCATGGACAAATAATAATACAGAAAAACTTTTAGGGTTTGGCACTGAAAGTAAATTATACGTTGTATATAGTGATTTTCCTTATGATGTAACACCAATTGTCAGCACTGTTAGTATTGGAGATTTAGGAACTGGAGGAAGTTTCAATACTGCTGCTGGATCACCTTTAATTGAAGTTAGTTCTAATAATAATGGTCGAGCCGTTGGTGACTTTGTAGAATTTTCTAATACATCTATTAATGGATTTGGAACAGATGGCTTAGACTTTTCTGCCTCTTCTTTCGGTGGTCCAACCTTTGAGGTTGTTAGTGTTCAAGGATTAAATAATTTCTTTATTAGTGTAACTAGCATAGCTACTAGCACTGAAACAAATCAAGGTAGTGGAGTTGCATTCTTTTTATTAGCATCAGGTAAGTCAAATCCTATTCAAGGATTAGGATATGGTGCTGGTGTATATAATGCAGGTGCTTCTGCAACAGGAGAAAGAGCTTGGAATAGCCCGGCAGAATCTTCTAATATTGTTTTCTTAGGAACACAGTGGTCTTTAGACAACTTTGGTGAAGATTTATTAGCAGCTAGAGCGGGGGGACAGTTAATTCACTGGGATGCTACGGCTAGTTTAACCCCTGTTAGAGCAAGTATTGTACCAACATCTCCAGAGCAGATAAATAGCATTGTTATTTCTCCCAACGATAGACATGTTATTGCTTTAGGTACGGAAGAGTTTGCAACATCTGTATTTAATCCATTACTAGTAAGATGGTCTGATCAAGAAAGTTTTTCTAACTGGACTCCTTCAGTTTCTTCTACATCAGGTGAGCTACAGTTAATTGATGGTACTAGAATTATAGGAGGTGTGCGAGGACGTAATGCTATTCTTATTTACACTGACAATGCTCTATATACTTTACAGTATGTTGGTCCTCCGTTTACTTTTAGATTAGCTCAAGTCGGTACGAACTGTGGTTTAATTGGTCTACATGCTGCAATTGATGTTGGTGGTAGAACATTCTGGATGGGCGATACTGATTTTTATGTCTTTGATGGTTCGGTTAAAAAATTAGATTGTACCATTAGAAGATTTTTATATGATGATTTTAATATGACTCAAAAGTCTAAAGTATTTGCAGGACTTAATTCTGAGTTTCATGAGGTTATTTGGTTATATCCTAAAGAAGGATCAAATGAACCTAATGGTTATGTAATATATAATTATATGGAAAATACTTGGGTCTACGGAAGTAATTTTTATACTACCTATATTGATGATTCTATTTTCCTTGATACGGTAGCAACTGGAGCAGTAAGCGGTACAGTTTCAACAACTAACCCACAGTACCTTTGGCTTAATGAGCCAACTTCTGTTTTCTCTGGTGATGGTCAAGCACTATCTTCTTTTATTGAAAGTGCTGATTTTGATATGGGTGATGGTGATGATATTATGTTTATGGATAGAATTATTCCTGACTATGATATCAATCAAGGGACAATTAAATTTTCTTTAAATGTTAAAGATTTTCCTTCAGATTCTACAACGGAAGTTGGTCCTTTCGATATAACAAATCAAACTAGAAAAATTGATATGAGGGCTAGGGGTAGACAGGCTAATGTTAGAGTATCAACGTCTGATATTAATACGTCTTGGAAATGGGGTAGTGTTAGAATAGCTATGCAACCAGCAGGTAAACGATAATGTCTTTTTCATATCCTAACTTTAGTGTTAATTATAATATCACTGATGAAGAATTACTTCAACTATATAATTCAATTAATACATGGGCATCAGAAATAAAATTTTTATTAGAGAGTAGAGACATAGAATTAGATGCTAGACCTTCAACTAAAATTTACTCTGTTGTAACTGTCACAGAGATAGGTAGACCTCAAAGTGGTTATGTAGCATACTCAGCTAGCTCTGGCAAGTTTAAAGGTTATGTAAATAATGCTTGGGTTGATTTTCACTAGTTTTGCATAAAACTAATTTTTATTGTATAATATATAAAATATAACTTGGAGAATTATAGATGGTAGGAATGACGAATCAAAATGCTCCTTATAGCGGCATAGCTGGATTGATGGCAGCAAAGGGGCGTTATGGGGATACAGAGCTTTTGCATGTTAGACCAGATGAGCTTGCTGGTCTTGCTAGTGTAGGTCAGTTAACTATTAATCCTGATACAGGACTACCTGAAGCATTTAGTTTTAAATCACTGTTGCCAGCCGTAGGTGCAATTGCTGGTAGTGTATTGCTTGGTCCCGGCATTGGCACAGCTATTGGAAGTGGTGCTTTCGGTGCTGGAATTGGTGCAGGTCTTGGTTCATTTGCTGGTGGACTTGCAGCAGGTCAATCACCAACTGATGCTCTTATAGGTGGTTTAGTATCTGGTGCTACTAGTGGTATTATGGCGGGTATGATGGGTCCAAGTGCTGGTGAGCTAGCAGCAATTGGAGCAGATGGTGCAACTACAGGGGCAGCTACATCTGGAGCTACTTCAGCAATTACTGACAGTACACCAATTGCATTTGGTCTTAATGCAGAGCAATTAGCTAACTTAAAGTATACACCATTAGATATTGCACAGTTTTCACAAGTAGCTGCTCAAGCTCCCGGTGCTACTGCTAATGTTCTTCCTGCAGCACAGGCAGCAGTAAAAGCAGCAGCCCCGTTGCAACAAGCGGTGCAGGTGCCACAGTTTGCAGGACAAGCAGGACAAGCAGGACAGCAAGTGGTTAATGTTCCTGCAGAATTAGCTAAACAATCAGGAACTTCTTTTACAGCCCCATTTGCTGCTGGTGAGGTTCCAGCAACAACATTTGTTAGAGACTTTGGTGTAAAAGGTGCAGTAGCTGCTCAAGAAGCTTTACAAAAAGCGGGTCAGGCACCACTAACAACTACTCAAATGGCAGGTGCATTATTGCAAAGACCATCAACCTATACTCCCCTAGCATTCGGTGCGGTAGAAGGTTTGATGGCTCCTCCAGAATTTGATCCTAATGCAGATGAAGGTTTAGCTGCATTAGAAAGCACATATACTCCTAGAGATTTAAGAGTAACTGGTGGTGAATTTACTCAAGGAGATTTAAGTCAAGAGGATTATACTAGACTTGCTTTAGAGGGTGGACTTCAATCACCCTTAACACCATTTAGATATGAGGAAGAAGATACTGTTACATTAGCTGAGGGTGGAACACCCGAAGCAAAAGAAGTTGATACTCAGGTTGAAGAAGATACTGTAGCATCTGAAGAGAAAAGAAAAGAAGAAGAGATACTTCAGAAAAGAAAAGCAGCATCGGAGGTGGATAAATTTATTTCTAATGCGGTAGGAGGGGCAGCACTAGGTGCAATGATACAGGGTGGATTAAATCAAGACCCTGCTGCTATTGCAACTCCATATGGTCAAGGAGCACAACCAATTAATACAGGAGCTAATTTTGGATTTAATCAAGGTGGTCTTGTTGGCTTGTCTAATGGTGGCAGCACCAGCACAGGCTCAAAAAAAAATTCTACAGATAGTGTAAATATTCCTATATCTTTACAAGCTATGATGAAAAGATTAGGGGTTGAAGACCCTACTCCTTTTTTAGAGTTTGCACAAAAGACAAAACAGATTGAAAGTTCTGGTGGTGTTAATAGAATTAATCCTAACAGTAGTGCTAGAGGAGACTTTCAGTGGTTGACTAAAGTTAATCCTAAAGCAAAAAAAGGTGTGCATGGTTCAGTAAAAACTGCAGTTAATAGAACTATACTTTCATATAAAAAAGCAGGACAAAAGATACCAGAATGGTTAAAAACTTTAGATAATAATTCTACTAAGAGTACAAAAGATTTGGAAAAAAATGTATTATCTTTAACTCCTAATAAAGAATTAGACTTATTTTTTGGTAATATGAATTATGCAACAGGTAGTGATAAATATTTAAATAAGATTGCTAAAGGTGATAAAGGAGCAATGTATGGTGCGTACAGTGACATACACCACACAAGAGGGAGAGAAGATACACCTACTAAACGGCTATCAATTAAAACATTTTATAGTGATATGCCTGAACAAATTCAAAGAGCAGAAGGTGGGCAGATACAATCATACTTTGAGGGTAAAGTTATTGGTCCCGGTGATGGGCAATCAGATCAAGTTTTATTTGATGTAGAGGGTAATAATCCAGATATGGCATTGTTAAGCCCTGATGAATATGTTATACCTGCAGATGCGGTAGCTATGATTGGTAGTGGATCATCTAATGCAGGTGCAAAGAAATTAGATGGCTTTGTTAAAAATATAAGAAAAGAAGCTACAGGAAAAACAAAACAACAAAAGCCTATTAAGCAAGGCTTAGAATCATTTCTAGCATAGGATGAAATAAATGGTAGTTCTTACTGGTGATCAACAACAGTATTTGCAAAATACAGGCCAGACTTCTTTCACAGGTGTGGGTAGTGGTTTGGTACAGCCAACAGCAATACCTACAGCTACGGTGTCACCTGCTGTAACTACTCCAGTTCCTCCTCAACCTATTGGTCTTGTTAATAGAACTCCTCAAGGACCAGCACCCCAAACTTCTTTACAAACTCCTTTAAGTTCTTTACCTCCTACTCCAACAAGCGGTAAGGGAGGTATGGGTGTGCCAGCACAACCATCCCAACTATCTACCGGTATGTCTACTACATCAGCTTTGCCTACCTCTCTGCCATTTCAAAGACCAAATTTAGTTCAACGTAGTTCAACGGATGCTATTAATGCTTCAGTTCCACCTGTAAGATCAGGTAAAGGTGGTGGAACACCTGCTCAACCAACAGGAGTTAATAGTTTATTTTCTCCTTCTTATACTCCTGCTGTATATGATACAGGTGATGCATACAGTGGATCAGATTATGTAGCTGATTTCTTTAATATTGGTTCAGGTAATACAGCATCTCTACAGGCGTTGTCTACAGCTATTCAACCGGGTGCAATTGTAAGTGCGAATGAGGAAGATACTGGTCCCACAGATGCTGAAATTCAGGCACCAAAACCGGGAGAACCACTTGATTATTCAAATCAAGATTTTTCTGATGGTGATAGCGGTGATGGTGATGATGGAGATGGTGGTGGAGATGACGGCGGTGGAGATGATGACGGTGGTGATGACGGTGATGATGAGTAGGGTAAATAATTGAAGTTAATTAAAATAGAACCTAATTGCCTTGAAGCCACTTGGCCTTATGTTGTTGAGTTTATAAAAAAACCATTAAAGAGAACACAAGGTGAAAGAAGTTTAAATGACATCTATCAAGAACTACTATCAGACTATTTACAATTGTGGGTTGGTGCAGATGAAGAGGATGGAATTTTAGGTATTTGTATAACACAACTTATTATTTATCCACAGTATAAAGTTTTGGCTATGCCTTACATAGGTACAAAACCACATACAATTCACAAATGGTTTGATTATGGAATGAGTGAAGATTCTCCAATTATTAAATTTGCAAGAGAACTAGGTGTAAAAAAACTTGAAGGATATGCTAGGGATGGTTGGTTAAAGTTTACACCTAAGTATGATTTTAAAAAATATACAACAGTTATTACAAGGGAACTATAGAATGTCTGTAAAAAATATTGTTTCTAAATTATCTACTCCAGAAAAGATTGAGCTATACAATTGTTTGTATGTTGATCTTGCTGGTAAGGGTATTGATGGAGATACTGAGTTAGCCCATGTTAATGTCGAAGAGATGCAAGTTCTTCGGGACATGGGCGGTTCAGGAACAATTAATCCTCACACAGGTTTGATTCAGTTTGGTGGTGGATCGGGTGGTGGTTCTCCTGCACCTGCTCCCTCGCAGTCAACCGTTACCAAAGAAACTATTCCTGAAGAATTAAAACCATATGTTACTGATGTTCTAGAAAAAGCACAAGCTCTTCAAGAAAGAAGAGAAGAGGAAGGATATGTTCCCTTTTCTGGTCCTCGTATTGCTAAATTTTCTCCAGAGCAGGAACAAGCTTTTGCGGGAGTACAAGATCTACAGGGAGCGAGTCAACCATACTTTAGAACGGCAGAGGCATTAACTGCTTCAAGTGCATTTGCTCCTAATGCAGCATCTGTTGGTCAGTTTATGAATCCTTATATACAAAATGTAATAGACATTCAAACAAGAGAAGCAGAAAGAACGGCTGATGTTGAAAGACAACGATTAGCTAAAAGAGGTGTAGATGCTGGAGCATTTGGTGGCTCTCGTCAGGCTATTTTAGAATCAGAAGCAAATAGAAATCTTCAGCAAAAACTTGGAGATATTCAAGCTAGAGGATTGGCGGCTGCATTTGAAGATGCACAGAACAGACTTGCACAACAGAGAAATAGAGAAAGAAGTGCTGGTCAACAATTTGCTTCTTTAGCTAGTGCAGTGCCAGCACAAACTCTTAGAGAGATAACTGCATTAGAAACTGTTGGAGCAACTAGAAGAGATGTAGGTCAGCAAGCCTTGGATATTGCTCAACAAGAATATGAAGTTGCCAGAACATTTCCTGAAAGAACTCTGCAAGACTATCAATCTATTATTAGGGGATACTCTGCTCCTATTCCAGCTAGTACTGTTCAGAGAACAACAGGAACTGCAGCAACACCGTCTGCCTTACAACAAGTTGGTGGACTTGGATTAGCTGCTCTTGGTACGGCTGGTGCGTTTGGTGCTTTTAAGAAAGAAGGTGGACTAGTGGGTCTTGCTGGTGGTGGTAAGATTGGAAAGTATGCTGACATCCCCGGACGCATTGGTGGTCCGGGTATTTTTGGTAATGCTCAACAATATCAAGTACCCTCTATTCCTGTTATTGATCCGGGTCCACAGTTTTTAGATCAATATGGAAGAGCACAAAATTTGCAAGTAGAAAGAATGAGAGAAGCATTTCAGGAAAAAGAAAGACTAAGACAGCAGCAAAATCCTTTGCTAGTGCCGACACAGACGCAAGAGAGTAAAGATTATTTAACAGCACTAAAAGGTATTGATTTTGCCAAACGAAAAACTGATGTAGAAGAAGCATATGCTAAAGAAGAAGGTGATATCGAAAGAGATAAATATCTTGCCCTTGCTAAAGCAGGTCTAGGTATATTATCAGCAAATCCTGCGGGTAAGAATCCCCTTCAAGCAATAGCATCTGGATTTTTAGAATCCAAAGCATTGGGGGATTTAAAAGATAGTTATAAAGATGAAAGAAAACTGTTAAGAGAACGAAGAAAAGATTTACAAGGCATTGAAGATAAGAAGCTAGCAAATATGGCTGGAGTGGCTAATTTAACACAGGCTCAAGCTGACGCTGTAAGACAAGCAGAAATTGCTAAAATAACTAATCAAATGGGAACGCTTGATGATAAAGGAAAATTAGCAAAAACATTTGGTGAGGTTGCTGATAAGGTGAGTCAGGCCTCTCTTGAGATAGGAAAAATTCGAGCAGATAAAACATATAATCAAGCCAAAGCTGCTGCTAAGAAAGCTGATCGAATATCAAAAAGTAAAGATCATAGAGAAAGAGAGGCTTTGAAACAAGCTAACATTCTTATTAATACTGCTCCCTTTATGCAAACTCAAGAAATAACAAACACTGATGGTACTACATCTACAGTATCACAAATTAATCAAGGTAAATTTAGAGGCACTTTCGGTGAAAAAGCGGAAGTACAAGCTGTAGAAGAGAACATGACACTTGTTAGGTCAATGATGGGTAAACTGGCTAGAGAAGTTGGAGAGGACGGTGCTAGTCTTTCTGTTAAGTTTGGTGGTCAAGTACTAAGAACTCCTTCTATATTAAGGGATAGAGAAAAGATACAACAATTGTATGAGGAATATTTAACAGGGAAAAAGACTGTAGGTTCCTCGGCAAAAGGGACACCTCCACCACCACCCGGTTCTGTTACCGTTGGCCCATAAATAGGAATATTAAATGTCTGAAATAACCTATAATCCAGATAGTGGGGTAGGCCATAGGTTGGAAGGTAATAAGTATATTCCAACTAAAAAAGCAGTAAACCCTGACACAGGACAGGTGTATCTATATAATGGAGAAGAGTGGAAAGAGGTTCCTTCTAATCTTCTGAAACCTAAAGAAAAAGAGACAGAAACTCCTTCTTCAACGCCACCACCTTCTGCAGAACCTTCTGCTGTTCCTGCAGAAGCTCCTCCTGTTCCTGTAAAGACTCCTCCTATTTCTGTAGAGACTCCTGCTGTTACTACAGAACCTTCTGCTGTTCCTGCAGAACCTCCTGCCGTTACTACAGAACCTCCTGTTGATACTGGAAAAGATAAGGTTTTCGGATTTGCGGGAAAGACTATAGGTGACAGATTTAGAAAATTAGAAGAAAAAGTTAAAAATAAAACTGCTACTCCCTTTGAGATAGCAGAATATAGTAAATTGTTTAGTTCTTATGGACGGTTTCGAGCATCTAAAATGTTAGCTGGAGCGGCTAAAGATGTAGCATCAACACCTGTTGAAATAGTCAAATCTCTAACAACATTTGTATCACCTGATGCAGCTAAAGCAATAAAAGAATCTCCTATTGGTGAAGTAACAAAAAAAATTAATGAAGTATTAGAACCTAATTTAAATGATGAAGAGCAATTAATTAGAGAGTTAGTAGTGTTATCTACTATAACTGGTTTAGGTAAAAAACTTTTTAAAGATGGATTAGACTATATAGCAAAGAAAAGAGGAAGAGAATTTTCTGATAAAATAAAAAGAACAGCAGAATTAGCTGGTGCTAGTGCAGGTGGTACTCAAGGTTTTGTACAAACCACAGATTTTAGTAAAGATGAGCAAGCAGCACTCATTACACTTGCAACTGATCCTGATATAGATTTTGGTCTTTTACCTGAGTCTGCAGTTGAGGCAATAAAAAAGTTTAGAGTAAATCCAAACGATCCTACTAGAAAAAATGAACTTCTTAAATATTTTGGTGCGATAGCAGATACTGCTGTTGGTTCAGCTTTATTTGGAATTTTAAAAGGTGTGGGATTTACTGGTAAAAAACTATTTACTAAACAAAACATTGCTAGGTTAAACACTGCTGCAGGAAGACTATTACGATCTGATGCTAATCTTCCGCAACCTTTAGCGGATGCCGCAAGAAAAAGAACTAGAGCAGCAGCAGGTTATGAAATTGAAATTAAAAAACAAATAAAAGATTTAGAAAGATCAATTAAAGATAATGATGTTGATGAAGATATTCTAAATGAATATATAAATACAGGTGCTAAAAATAGACAACCTTATATAAATAGGGGTGTTCCTGAATCTGTGTTAGTTCAGGTAGACAATATTAAAAAACAAATTAAAGGTAATGAAGAATTAATTAATACTCAATTAGGATTAACAGGTAAGGCAAGAATTGGAGTGAATAGAGATCAAAACGGTTTCTATTTATCTAGAACTTTTGAATCTGCTAACAATCCTAAGTATTATGCTGAGATTAAAGATGCACTTCAAAATAAATCTTCTAATCCTCTTTTTATCACAAAAGTAGAGAACGCCAGAGCATATCTTAGAAATCAAGGTGTTGATGCTAATGATGTTGATAGTGTTATTACTACTATGGTTAATAGATTGTCTAAAGAAGATAGACCTCTAATAGATAAAATATTTAATGGCACTGCACAACAAGGGTATCGTCCTGCAACTTTAAGAGTTTTGAAAAGAAAAAAAGGTTTAGATAAACCTATATTGGATTTACTAGGTGAAATTAAATCTGGTAAGCAGAATCTTGCTACTAGCTTAATACAACAAAATAAATTAATAGCAGAATTAAAATATTTAAAAGATGTAGAAAAATTTGCTAAAGAAAATATAGGTGAGAACGTAGACTTGAGTGGTTTTTTTCCTATGTTACCTTCAGTAAAAACTACCTTTCAAACAAGTGCTGCTCCAAATATTGAATTTGGTTTAGAGCAAGTTGCCAAAGATGCAATTGGAAAATTTGGCGGTGACTCACGAAAAATATTAAAAGATATTTATACAAGTCCTGATATGGGTAGGGCTATTAATCAAGGTCTTGAGGTGTTTAATAGCTCTGGTAAACTTAGAAGCATCTGGGTTAATGCTGCATCATTAGCACAGGCAAAAGAAACTTTACTTGATCTACCTGCATATGCATTAAATCTTATTGGTGGTACTCAAAGTCTTATTGCTAATGGTCATTTTCTAAATCCTGTTGCTTATAAAGCAGCAGTAAAAGAAATAGGAACTTTAGGAAACCAGCTTACTTTAAAAAATCCTAAAGCTGTTGAAAAATTAGCAAAGCTAAGATCGCTTGGAGTTATTGAGCAGGATGTTACGGGAGAATTGATAAAAGCTGGTGCTGCTCAAATGCAGAATGCCACTGGCATAGTTGGTAGAACTTATCAAAAAGCAATGAGTAAGATAGGTTCTTTGTATGGTCAACCTGATGCATACTTAAAATTAGTTGCTTTTGAAAGTGAGAGATCAGCTTTAAAGAAGATATTTAAAGAAGGACCATCAATAAATAATATTATGAGAGATCGTAATGTTAATCGTAAAGAAGCTAAAAAAATATATGATAACGATCTAGATGAAAGAGCCGCTAGATATGTAAGAGAAACTATGCCTACATACGGTGATGCTGCTCCAATAGCTAGAGAATTAGCTAAGACTCCCTTAATTGGTAACTATGTATTATTTCCTAGTGAGGTAATAAGAAATACTAAAAATATTTTAAAGACTAGTATGAGAGATATAGCCGAGGGAACAAAAACAAAAAATCCTGCATTGATTGCACATGGAGCAAGAAGATTTGCAGGTGCTGGAGTTGTTGCTGGTGGTTGGGATATGGTTGCAAATCAAAATGAAGATGCTTATCAAATAACAGAAGCTAATAAAAAGTTTGTTAATGCTGTATCTCCAGAATGGACAAAAGGTTCAAAGCAATTTTATCTTCAACCATTTGTTAAAGATAACAATCAGAAAGACCCTCGAATAACATCTAGATATATCGGCTCTACATCTGCTGATACCTTTGATTTGCTTAAAGCACCTCTTCGTTTACTTCAAGCTAAGTTAGGACAAAATGGATTTGTTACTGATTCTGAAATAGACGATGCTATAGGTAATGCAACAAAGGGACTTATTGGTTCATATGTGTCTCCTAAGTTTTTAACAGAGGCATTAGTTAATGTTGTAAGCGGGACCAATTTAAAAACAGGTAAACCAATTTATGATGATGAGGTAGGTGCTACAACCAAAGATAAAGTTTTAACAGCATTAACAGAGATTGGAAAATTTTTAGAACCGGGAACTATAAAAGCTGTTAGACAGTATGTTGAGTCGGTAAGTTCAGAAGAACTCTTAGGAGAAGGACAAGGGCAAAGAGCTTCTGGCTTTCCTCTAAGTTCTAAAGACTTGGAGTTTTATGTTAAGACAGGTATACGTCCAGTAACTTTAGATGTTCAAAAATCTATGGGATATGATATGTCCAGTAGATTAAAAGCTATAGCTAAAACAAAAGATAATTTTTTAGCTGAAGTAAGAAAACTTCCAAGAAGAGAAATAACTAATGAAGATGTAGATAATCTTTTAAAGAGTTACAAAGATTTACAAGAACGTAAATACAGAGGTATGCAGAAATTTACACAAAGACTTAATGAATTTAAAAATGTTTCATACTATGAAATACCTAAAGGTAAGACTGAAATTGATTTAAAAAATAAAAAAACACTAGATGTGAGGGGAGTTTTAGAAGCAGCTACAGATCAGTTTTGGTATAATCCTAATGACAAATTAATCTTACCATTGGTTGCAGATACGGCAAAGAATGTCCAAAAAGGAGTATTCATACCTGATAATTTAATTGGAGATATGAGTATATTTAAAGCTTTAGAAGATAGGCAAGTAAAACCTGAAGTATCTAGTAAATTACAACAAGGACTAATAGATATATTTTCAGAATATATTCAAAAGCCTTTGGTAGAAGTAAAGGATTAGTTAATGGAACTAGATGTAAGAATGATAGTTCAGATTGGGGCGGTCATTGCTTCATTAGCTGGTGCATGGGGGTTGGTTCGATCTCAGGTGGCAACTCTTAAACAACGACAAGACGAACAAACAAAATATCTTGATGAGTTGAATAGAGAATTAGATGCAGCAGAAAACTCAGTTTCTGTTTTACGTCAACAGATAACCGTTCTATCTAATATATTAAGTCCTAGTAATTTAGAGGAACAGAATAGATGGAGGGGTTCAATTTCTGAAAGAATAAAAAAAGCAGAAGCAGAGATTACCACTCTACATAAGATGCACAACGGAAGACATCCTAAAATAGAAACTTAAAATAAAAATGTAACAAGGTTAATATAAGGAAATATCATGCACCCATACCCATCAGTTACAAAATTAGGAAAACATGAACCATTTGAATTACAGGTGGTACGGAATCAAATAGAAAACCATAAAACGGTTTTCAAATTTGGCTTTAATCCAGACGTAAACAGTACGGAAGAAACTGTATGGGATGTAGGAGGTATTTACGCCTATCCTAGTTCTGCAGTTGCTATGACTGTAACAACAGACGCAGGTACACCAGCAAACGATAATGGTGTAAAGGTGATAGTCTTTGGTTTAGATGAAGATTACAACGAAGTTAATCAAGAAGTAACTCTTGCTGGGGCTGGTACAGCCACTACAACACAGACATTTCTTCGGGTCTTTCGTGCTTATGTTAGCGGATCGCAAGCACCTACTGGCAATCTAAACATCACCAATGGCGCAACGACATATGCTCGCATTACCCTTAATGAGAATCAGACCCTGATGGCCGTGTGGACTGTTCCTGCTGGATACACAGGATTTTTAGATCATGTCAACGTTGCTACTGGTACGACTAATGCCAATCAATATATAACTGCTCAGTTGGTTCAGCGTACACAGGGTGGAGTATTTCGAGCTATGATGAAACAGACACTTAGTTCTGGTGGTGTTGCAGATTTTGTTATACGTTATCCAATTTCAGTGCCTGAAAAAACAGACATAGAAGTAAGAGCAGAATCTTCTGGAGCAAACAACCTTATTTCTGCAAACTTTTCTATTGTCTACATTAAGAATGAGTCTTAATAATAGCAAAATGCTCTGTAAGCTCGTATAAGCCTTACTGGTAGATTTAGGGATTGTTCTGGTGGGTAGGTAGCCGAGGCTGTCTTTACCCCTACTCAGTGGTCAACGTAGGGAGTTATTTTTCTGTGATCAGTCAAATTTACAACGCTTTACCATCTCATCGACCTGTTCTTTGCCAAGAACCTCCAAAGCAGAGACAATAAGATTAATTAACTCTTCCTTACTTATATTCTTTCCATCTTCTACTTTGTTACCTCTAACTCTAGACAGAAGTTCTAGTGCTTTGATGGCGCTGTTAGTGTGTCCATTTGTTTTAGCAAAGGTATATTGATCTTCAATCTCTGCTACAACATCCACACTGGTCTTGAGTTCTCTGGATAGCTCTTCAATTCTTTCTACAATAAGATCATTCTGTAGAAGACGGTATCCTTGATTATATGCTGACCTATTAGAATAACCTGCACTCTTAGCTGCATCCGTAGCATTGTTGTTTAGTACATATGCCTGTGCAAATTTCTCCTGCTTCTCTGTCAGCACTATTCTATTCCTCCTACCGTCTTGCGAACAATGTCTTCGCTAATCCCATTTAAATAATATACCTCTAAAGCTTCAACGGGTTCTTCCTTTGTAAAGAATCTATGATACTCATTAGGTTTAACTGAGGTAAACTGTCCTTGATATAATGGTGTTACATCTACTAGATCATAATCATTCTTTTGAACTTCAATAAATAGATTACCCTTTATGACATAAAACATATTCCATTTATATTCATGTTTATGAAGAGAGCAGAAAGCATTCTTATTTATTTTTATTCTATGTACCTCAATCATCGAGGTAACTAGAAGAGGCTCTGTCGATCCCCAAACCTTTCCCATAATCATATATCAATCCTTATATTAGACAATCACAAAATGTATTTATTACAGTAGCTCCTATAACATAGGTAAAGTATAACAAAGGAGGTATGGTATATAAATAAAATAAAAACTTTGAGACTTTTTCTTTTTTCTTTTTAGAAATTCTATGATCTACTAGTCATAAGTTTAAAATCTTTTCATAAGGTTGTAGTTTGTTTGTATCTGATATGCTCCATAACTTAGAAACCAGAGTTCCTTCTCCGTAGAAGTTGATGTTTAAATTAACATCTTCTTTTTCAAAAAGCTTTTCACAATCTTGTGCCATCGCTAGAAGTTCTCCCGTTGTCCAGAAGCTTTCGTCATCGACACCCACCTTCAGATATTTAGGTTTACCCTCTTCGGTAACTTCTTTCTTTTCCTCTTCGGAAGGTTCAGGCATAGAGCAATCGTATCCAAACAAGTGAAACTCTCTAAATCCTAGAGTATGCATGATGCCAATAGATCGCATAGCGGCACAAGTCCCACCAATGATCATGGTTGCTCCCTCTTCAATACCTAAGTTCTCGTCAACCTTAACTGAACCATTTCTAACTTTTTCTTGAATATTTTCTTGCAGTGCATTGGTGTATGCATGCCATCCTACAATGTTAGATGTTTTCTTTCGTAGCAAATCTACCACAGACGGATCGGTCATAGATGCAGTCATGAACAAAGTTTTGTCATCAATAGTTTTAAACAAATCTTTTCTAACGACACCATGTGTACTAACGCCAGAGATTGGGCGAGGATCAAGAATAACACAGGCAAATGGTTCGATATTATTTTTTAATAGATCGGGATAGGAGTGCTTTACGCATACAACCTTTGCTCTTTTTTTACCGACTCTTTTAATAGTCTGCTTAACCTTCTTCCAGTCAGTACTTTTACCGCCTGAGATAATAATAGCCACATCATTATTTGCTTTTGCTTTTGTAATCCAAGTATCAATAACAGATGTATTCTTTTTAACATTATTAAGAATATCTTCTTTAGGCATACAGTCTCTTGGCTGCACCACAATGGGTGCTCGGCTAAACTCAACAGGTAGATCAGGCAGATCGTCATCTGTTAGCACCACTGCTAAATGAGTTATACCTCCTTCAACAATTCTATCAGAGGATGGTAGAACCTTTTTTCTCTTCTCTACCTTTTCTATAATTTTATTAACGCCATAGAACTCTTCACCGGGATCATTACCGTTAGGGTCTTTAGAAACAAAGTCATCAAAGACTACCACACTACTTTCTTTCAGCATGTCATAATCATGATTAACGGTATCTTCTGAATGACCGCCATCAATGTAAGCAAAGTCTACTTTCTTTTGCTGTAGTGTGTGCTTTGTATCTCCCTTAAACAATTCAAAATTAAATGTCTTACCTTTTGATTTACAATCTTTCTGGTATTGATTCAGCCTATCTTCAACTGCAGCAAATAGATTGTGCTGCTTACTGTTTAGCTCCTTCTCGTCAAGCTCAGTTGTTGCATCTTCAAACAGATCATAACCATAGTACGTTACTTCATCAGAAGATTTGAATGCAATCTCGGCCATCTGAATAGCTCTACCACCATTCCATGTACCTGTCTCTGCAATTGTTTTGGGCTTATAGTGATCCACCAACTGTAGCAGTTGTCCATATCGTTTAGGACCATTGATATCAGGAGCGACTGTCTGTGAGATATTTTTCTTCTTATTACCTTTATAATGTTTTACATATTTCGACAGAGGGAATAAATCAAAAGCCTGATCTCCGTTGATCGGGTCTTTAATATCTGCATTGCCTGTCCAATCCATAAACTTCAGACCATGAGCCTTGTAGATAATAAGCAGACGCTCGAAAAGAAAACCGTCATGCCATTCTCTATAATTTAGAATCTCTCCAGTAATATAAGCACCTACAAGATCGCCGATAAACTCTAGAGAAACTTCACTGTTTAGATTAAAACCAACGAACGATGTTTCACTATATGTAAAATTCTTTCTTCCTAGATGTACCAAATCTACATCTGGTAGTGCTTCAAGAAAAGATGTTTTAGATAAGTCTTTATGTGTGGTAGTATCTGCATCTAACCACACAAGCCAATCAGGTGAGTAGCCGTCCCTATCGGCTTTTGCCTTTCTTTCAAAGGCACAATCAGCTATTGCAAATACTTTGTGACAAAACTTAATAGCATCCATACGCCAGTTGTATTGCTTTGTCTCGGGAGACATACCATTAAACTTTTTATATGTATCTCTAAATTGATTTAATTCTTCTAGATCATTTAGATTTCTAAATTCAATGTTCTTATTATCTGGTAACTTCTTTGTGTTGATATCAAAGTCATGATAATAAGCAATCAATTTAATTGATGGCTCCCAGTGTTCAGCGGCAGTGAATACCATCTTCTCTGCATAGTCATGCCAGCCCTGCTCCGAGAAGGAGGTAACGACTGTTACTGTTCTTAAATTACTCATAAGTTTTGTTCCACTTTATTGTTTTAGTTTTTCCTATCACTTTGTCTATCTCAACAGCATCTCTAAAGTTTGTCCATTCCAAAGCATACTTTGCATCAATTAGTCTTTGAGGTTTCCATCCGGGGAACCAAGGCCCACCTGTAGTGAAGTGAACATTCTTTGCTTCAATCTCATGGTGTGAATGTCCATCCAACCAATTCCATTCTTCGGGAATATCACCAATCAAATCATTGGATAGCCATTGAAAGTTATGTAGGTAATATCCTGTTTTTAAATTAACATCATCAACGGTCAAATTTTGGTGGGCTTCATGCTCACAGTTCCACAGAACAAAGCTCGACCAGTTCTTTCTATTATACTGTGTTTGAACTTGATCGTCCATCTTTGTTTTAGCCGTTGGATTATAATTGTGTTTAACGCACCATATAGCTTTATCTTCTCTAGAAGCGTAATCAAATACCGCCATGATATCTGATCTAACCATCATATCACAATCCATAAAAAGAGCAAGCCCCTTCAGATTATTTACAAAAGGAACTAGAAATCTTGTAAAGGAAAACTCTGTAGAGAATGGTTTGTTGTCCTGTGTATCTAATCTAACGCTGTTCTCTAATTTAAATGATCTTCTAAAGAAGTTGATGCGTCGAAGGGTGGATTGATCTAGAGCCACTACACTGATAGGCTCTGAGGCAGTATCCAATATAGACTCTCTTAATACTTCATACGCTTGGTGTTCCTTATTGTCATACCCTATATACACTGTAGGGATATTGCTCATTTACCCTGCCCTCTGTATCTTTTCCAATTTCTTTTTTTATGTTTGTTGGTTGGTTTACAGTTTGTGGAATGCCCTATCGAAGTTCTCATATGTCTTTCGATGTCTATCTTGGTTGATAGGCCAATAGTTTTTTTAGATGACATTAAATAATCCTTATAAATAAAAAGAGCCACCACACACTGGGTGCAGTGGCTCGTTAGTTTAATTAATATTAATTATTTTAGCTTGCTCTTCTGGCGGAACAATAACATCAATGGTGATGCTTAACACCCCGTCAACATAATCACAATTAGATATCTCTGTGTTGTCAGACAAAAGAAACTCTCTTTTGAATTGACGCTTTCCAATTTTTTTCACAACTGTAACGGCATGGTTGCTCTCATCTGAGGGTTCAGATCGGCCAGATACAATAAGAATATTTTCTTTTTGTTCTACCTGAAGCTCTTCCTTTTTAAATCCAGCTAAAGCCAGTTCAATTGTAACTTGTTCTTGAACATTATCAGCCACACCTAGCCCCAATTCTTGGATAGAATTTTTATCCATCTTCGTAACATTGTAGGGGGGATAAGACGAGTGATTAGAGGTGGTCATGTGGATACTATTCAAAGTATAGTCGTGAATGTTATCAAACAGCCTGTCTAGACCAACTGCATTGGTTCTGATTTTATTAAAATGATTGTTTAAATCCATATAAAATTTCTCAATACTCATTTTACTTCCTTTCTTTAAGCAAAGTTAATGTGCTACCAATCTTTAGTTAAGAATGGGTAGCTTTCCACAGTACAATCTTCCCACTTAGAAAGAGCATATTCTTTTGCCTCTTCTTCAGTTGGAAAGAGCAAGGGACCAACATTCTCGTGTGATCCCTTTGGATCATAGTCTAATACCCAACTATATCCAGAACCTACTTTTCTTTTAATACCATACATTATATGCACACTTTTATAGTTATGTCAAGTATTTATTTGGCACTCTCGGCAGGACTCGAACCTGCAACCTACAGATTAGAAGTCTGTTGCTCTATCCAGTTGAGCTACGAGAGTTAAACTCCGCACACTCCTCCTGTGCCAGTTATCTCACAGATATCATGTGTTTGAATATTCTCTTCAAACTCTTCGCCAAGTTTCTGCATAGCTTCTTTGTAAGGCACAACGGTTAGAGGTTGACCCCCTCGACTACCGTCAGGAAAGCAAGTGAACCCTCTCAACCTGTGTGCATACTTAGCAAGAGTATTTGCAAAAGGAACAACGAGGTCTTCGTTATTTCCTTTTGATCCCCAAGCAGGTAGATTAATTGTGCTGGAGATTGACATGTCAACATACTCTTGAATGTTTGCTTGGAATGAAAGCCTACGCTCATAGTCTGTAGCCAAGTCCATAGCCGATTCAATCGAATCAGGATCAGCCCCATAAATATCAATCATTTCTTGAGCGGCACTGTCTATAACATACTGATAATGCCATCTACGGTTCTTGAGATACCTACGTTTATAGGCTACAGCAAAGATAGGTTCAACACCAGTTGAGGTTCCGGCAATGATGCCGATAGTTCCTGTTGGTGCTACTGCTCGTTTAGCCACGGGTCGAGAGATGCCTAACTCATCAGAGAAACTATCCGAAACTCTATCAGACTCAGACTTATAAATCTTTAGCCAACGATGCATCTCTTCTGTGGTTTCATATCGGCTTCCTCTTTGGATCAACCACTCATGTAATCCCATCAGTCCCAGACCAAGCCTACGATTCTTTTCCCTTGTTTTATAAACTTTCTCGTAAGGCAGTTGCGCTCTCAATGTACCACAAATAAGAAACTTGGTTGCTAGTTCAACGACATTTCGTAACTGAGAAACATCAGCAATCCTAGCAAAGTTAAGGCTTCCCAAATTGCAAACATCGGAATCATCACCGCCATCAGGAGCATTGTGGTTGTTTGCTGTAACTTCTGTACAAGCATTTCTAAGTGTTTCATTTTCTTTCTCAAAAAAGTTAAAACTAAATCCCGGTTCGGCAGTGGACAGAGCCTGTCTTACATTGCTCAGAAATACATCTCCTACCTCTCCGGTTTCCCAATAGTTCAACAGCCATTCAGTATCATAGTTTACACTGATGTTTGTCATGTCGAGAGGAGCAGGAAAATTAAAGTCATCTTGCTTTACATCAAACAGGGATTGTCCTGTGTTTCCAACAGGCATGTCTTTCCAATTCTTGCAAAGAAGAAACTTGCCAATGTCTTCATGCTTCCAATTTAAACTAGCATAGATAGCAGAGCGACGACTCCCACCCTGCATAACCCTTCTACCAATCTCATTGATCATCTGCATCTTAGGCAAAGGACCACTAGCAATACCACCAGTACCTCCTAGCTCCTTACCCTCCGCTCTATACACAGAGTAGTCTGCCCCAATACCGCCTCCTGTCATTAGACATGATTCTGCTTTCCATGAAAGGTTAGCCCAATCTTCTCTGGTATCTTCTTCACAGTCTAATAGGTAACAATTATTAAAAAACTTTTTATCTCTACCTGCATAGTAAAGGTAACGTCCTCCCGGTATAAATCGAAGCTCTGCTATATGACTAATCAATTCATCCTTTTCAGACTTCCTAAGATGTTCCTGACATACATCCTCTACAAGAGTAGCAGCAAGCTCATGCATTGTCTCTGCTCCCTTGTGGGCGTACTTTGTATAAAAAATAACTTCTGAAAACGTAGATCGAAACTGTGGATTTTTATTAGACTTAAACATAGGTGCTATTTCCCCTCATTTGGATAATCAAATTCTAAAATCATTTCTGCATACTGAATAATCTTTTTAATATCTTCTGCCCGTCCCTTCGATTTGTGTCGAGTAATGTACTTAATAATATTACCTTCAAAGAAACTTAATCCATTAGCAGAAATATATTCTGCCGGTTGAATCATGTAGTGTTGATAGTGATCACCACCAACCTGTGAATCAAGACTTTTATCAGAACTCATAACTTACTCCTAGTGGTCATGCAATAAGAAACTCATATGCTTTCGTAGTTTACTTTTGTTTTTACTTTCCAAAAGACGAAAAGCAAAACCCCTTACCCTGCTAGCATTAACATTAGCAAGATCGCACACTGTCTCAAAATTGTCAATGGTTGAAACAACAGAAGAGAAGAACCATGCGACGGCCTCCTCTTTTTCTTTAGAAGATTTATCGTGGCACACATCAATCAGTGCTTGAATGATAACACCGTTGAATAATGCACTATAAGGATTTTCAGATTTGTCTACAATTTGATCCTCTAATATATCTTCAAGTTCGTCATCCGTGTAATTTAAAAAAATATTCTGCATCTACTACTGCCAAGGGTTTTTTATTATTCTTTTTTATAATTAACAATGGCTCATGCTTGCCAGAGTTATCTTGTGATTGTGTGTATGCATTCCAAACATTTAACTTTTCTTGGTTCTTACATTCTATAGAGTAGGGAAACTTTTGTCGAGCAGCTTTTGCCATAATTAAATCTTCTCCACCAGCACCCATACTCCTGCTCTCTATATCTTCATCTGATATATCTAAAACTTTTATTAGTGTATCTCTTACCCATTGCTGTAAACGTCTGCCCTTTGCTTTAGCACTTTGGGTTTTCATTTAATTTCCTCGACCTTGGGTTCCAAGTGAACTTCTGTGAGATATACGATCCCGTTGTTATAATTAAACTTACGAATGCCACTACCGCCGTTGCTATCAGCCCAGCAAGTATACTTAAAAGAACAATAGCGGCAAGCGGTACATAACTGACGATTGCCAGACTTGCCATAAGGAACATCCTCATAGCATTTAGGGGGGGTTTTATCTTTATCCAAGTATTCTTTAACAGTTTTGATTTTACTTTGAACATCATGTAACTCCATAGGATGGACATCTAGTAGGGCCAATTCTCCTGACTGTTTATCTATAGCAAGAAATGCTCCCTCTGTCTCTCCCTCACCTTTTAAATATCCTGATAGCTGGCTGATGTATCCAAATGGATCATCGTCACAGAGTGTACGCTGCTTAAACTTTTTAAATCCATAGGCAGATGCACTCTTAACATCCACAGTCACTCCATCAATTCTACAATCCTTATGCCCTACCACACCATCAATCACAACTTCTTTTTGTTGCTCTGTTACCTCATGGCCAGAGGCATAACATAAAAATAGAACAAGCTCTTCCAACACATGACCATATAGAAATCTAATCTGATCATGGGGCTGCATCTCATCCACTCTCGGCACTTCTTTTAGATCATACCAAAGCTGACGTAGGGGTTTACCAATGTTAGATATTCTTAGATATGGTTTTCTGTTTGTTCTATCTTCTTTAATAGAATTAATTAAATGTCCGGCTATATTTTTACCGGCCTCTTCTGCAAACTTCTCCAACTCTTCGTCGGTTCTAGGAGAATCCTTGCCGTCTTGTAAGACTTCATAAATATCTTGAATAAGTGAAGAAAGTTTTTTCATTATAAAGTAGAGGGGAGAAGAACTTGGAAGTTATAGTCTCCTCCCCTCACTCCTCTAGTTATGCAGGGAACGGCACATCATCGGAGGCAGGTGCAACATAACCTCCTTTAATAGGATCGAAAGAAGAACCTTGAGGTGAGTACTCAACCAAGTCAACAACTTGGATGGCACATAGATCACCACCTCTACCCTTTCGATTTCCCCACGACCAATCGTAGGGACGGAATTTAACTGTGACCAACGAACCATTCCCAATGTAGGTATCATCCATGGGCGTATTTTGGGAATCAACAACTGTCGGACGTTGGTTCATGCTTCCATCCTTTCGACGGACCTTTCGCTTTAACTTAATAAAGTCTCCTTTTTCATCGCCAACATTCTTAATCTCAAGACCACTCTCTTCCAAGACTGCTTTAGCAGTATCATCCAATTGTGATAGGGTACACTCCCAAACACCGTCTTCTTCAAACTTTGTGTTCGGAGCGACGATTGATGTCCAGTAAGCAACTCCAGTAGCGTATTTATAATCTTCAGTCATAATTTAATTTCTCCTTAATATAATGTTAATTTAAGCTACCGCTTCTCCAACAAGACGATAGCGAGTGTATCGAGAACCATCTTCAGCTTTAGCTTTGATTGTCTCAATATTATGACCCAAGTTACGAAGGTCAGAGATAGTGGCAGTCAGGTTTTCACATAGCCCCAACTGAATTGCAGTCTTACGAGTTACTCGCATACGCTTCTTCAGTGCGGTTAGTGTTTTCTTCTGACAATTTTTCATAAATTTTACTCCTTGAAGTGTTGTTAAGAATTGTACTTTACAGTATGTGTTACATGCTGTCAACACATTAATGTGTCTCCGCCCAATTTTTTCCAATTTTATATTCAGAATCTAATGGGCATCGAAAAGAATATATTTCTTCTACCTCCTTCATTGCAGTTTTAGTAATCAATCCAAACTCCTCACAGTCCTTATTGTGTACCTCAAACTGGTACTCGTCATGGATGCTGGCAACAAGTCTTACATCCAATCCTTTCTTTGTGTACGCCTCATGCATCTGTACCAGCCACTGCTTACATATAACAGCACCAGCCCCTTGAATCAAGGTGTTTAATGCAGCATGAGGAGATCGAACCTGTAAAGTCCTACCATCAAGTCCCGGTATGACTCCATTCCTTTCGACTGTTTGGTTTAGATTATTTTTAAGAGCAGAGAACTTAGGCATGTTTCTCATAAATTTAGATATCAATGCCTCTCCTTCTCTCGCAGTACCGCCTACGATCTTACCAATCTTGGCAGCACCTGCACCATACATCAGTGCATAAATAAATGTCTTGGCTTGGTCACGGTCTGTAAGGCCAGCCATCTTCATGTTAGCTGTATGAACATCACCTTCTAAAATTTCTTGTGTAAATTTAGGATCGTCCATCATGTGTGCTAATCCTCTTAGCTCAAGGCCAGAGGCATCAGTTCCAACTAAAGAATAGTTGGTAGCATCTTCCACACTCCACATTGATCTACACTCTGTTCCCATAGGAGAGTATACGGCAGGAACCTGTGCCATGTTTGGGGAGGTGTGAGCCATACGACCTGTAACAGTTTTTAAAGTTAGAACTCTACCGTGAACCCTGCTACTACTATCTGCAGCTTCTACCCAAGATTTTACCTGTGCATATCGTTTACCTAATAATAGATATTCAGATATCTTTTTTGCTTCAGGTAAATCAACTGTCTCAAGGACTGCCTCATCTACAATGACATTTCCCTTATCAGTTTTCTTATCTGGCTTCCACCCTAAACCCATTAATCTTTCTGCTATTTGTTTTCTAGAAGCAGGATTAAAGGGAGTAACAATATCAGCCAGTGGTTTTCCTGATCTCTTGTGTGTTCTACCAGAGACAACATGCGGAGGGAATATTTGTTGTAGTTCTCCTTCTATATTATCCATCTTATCCTGAACACAGGATATAAATGTCGTTGCTTTAGGTAAGTCTAAGTAGAATCCATTATCTTCTTGTTGTTGAATAATACTTTTAATTCTATGTTCTAAAGCAATTGATCTAGAAGAAAAAACATTTTGTTGTTTCTTAAAATATTTATATAAAGAATAGGTAACATTAACATCTTGTTTACAATAGTCGAGCATCTCTTGAGAGAAGTGATCGAAGCTATCTACTTCTCCTTTAGGAATACCCAATCGTTCACCCCAAGACTTTAGGCTATGTCCTTTCTCAATTATAGGATTGTAGAGTTGAGACAGGATCATGGTGTCTACCATCCTGTCTGATTGTATATCGGTTCCCGTAAGTTTATTTAATACTGGTGCATCAAAAGATATACCATTGTGCATTACAAACTTAGACACACTACGGGCAAAGTTAGGAAACTTAACATAGCATTCTTCTTCAACAAATGTATAAGGTATATTTTTATCTATGTCATAAGCCACAATACAGTGTATCTTTGTGGCATCAATAGCATCGGTTTCTATGTCAAGAACTACGCTCATAACCGAATACAACTCCTATTTAAGTTTAATCATTGCCGCCCTATTGATAGGGATAATAAAGAAAAGCTCTCCTTTGCTAACATATCTATTCGGTATTTCTTTTAAGGGACATGAAGCTACCACATCCCCTCTTATTTGCCAAGCCCTAGTGTACTCTTTATTAAAAATAAAGAAGTCTAAAAGGGCATTGTTACTTTTTGCTAACGCAATCAGTCGGCTCTTCCTTTCAGGAATGCGAACATCTTCCCAAGTAACAGGCCAATCTCCAGACCACACCAGCTTAGTCTCTACCTCTGTGTAGCGAAGCACACCATTCTTTTCAGAGATAATATCAGGACCATAGGTTTCTTTTTTATCTAAGATAGAATGATCTTGAGATTTTAAATAGGATGCTCCTGCTCGAATAGCCTTGGTGTTTGTTTTGTTGTATAAATTTCTATCAAATTTCTTTCTTACTGTGGCTGCGCCAGCAGTAGCCTTTATCCTATCGGTCAAAATGCTTCTCCTTCTTCATCCTCTTTAACTTCAAAGGGATTAGATATTTCAGACATGCGTCCCGAATCTTTATCATAAAAGAGATATGTAGTCGGTCCAACCTCACCACTATACCTGTTCTTCAGGATTCTGACAAGGGTTGTATTTGCTAATGTCTCATCTGTCTCTTGTTGGTTTCTCTCCAAGGCATACACCATGTCTGATAGTTGAGCAATACTATGACTGCCCCTAAGATGGGCGAGACTAACCTCTCCACCCTCCTCATGAGACTTTGAAGAGTTTGCTCGACGTAGGTGTGATACAAGATTTAAAGAGATGCCTGTCTCCTCAACCAAGCTTCTTAGCTTAGTCATCAAAACATCAATACCTCGACGCTCGTCTCCTTCCTCCTGACCCGATACAAGAATGGACAGGTGATCTAGAAAAACCCATTTACAGTCTAAAGCTTTAGCCATATACCTGATTCGAGAGAGTATCTCGTCATTAGATATAGAACCAAAATGATCAAAAGCAAAAAGTCGTCCTGTTCCAATGGTCTTCTCCTCCCAACGCTTGAGTTGTTCTTTGGTAAATTGATCCCGCACTTCTTTAATATATAATCTTTGGTTTGCTTCAACTGCCATAATATTAAAGGCAGTCTTCTTGGTGTTCTCTTCAAGGGCAAGAATACCAATGCTATCTTTTGTATTATATAGAAAGTGATGCATGAGTTCTCTTAGAACTGAACTCTTTCCCATACCAGAACCAGAGGTCCAAGTGACAAGCTCTCCCGTCCTGCAGCCAAAAGTCTTTTCATTAAGAGATGGCCAAGGATAGGCTACACTCTCACAAAAATCTTCTTCGTAAAGAGAGTCACCCAATTTACCAAGATTAATAATTCCTGCAGGTGTATACGGTTCTGCACCCCACCAAGCCTTAGTGAAATCCTCTCGGCAACCAGCCTTCAGATAATCGGATGCATCTTTAAACTTGGATAGTTTAACTATGCTGCATGTGTTGGGTTCAAACAGAGCGGCTACCTTGTTTGCAGCCTCCCGTCCTGCCTTGTCATTATCAAAGCAGAGAATAACATTATCAAATGAATTAAGATAATCCATGTTCTTTTGACAGTCAGACACTGCCGTGGTGGAAGACCTGACTGAAACACAAGGCCATTGACTACCAAACATTTGATAGGTAGCTGCAGCATCCAACTCACCTTCGGTAATCGTAATGTATTTACCTTTAGCAGGAAAGTTTTTCTGTCCAAACAAAGCTGCATCAGTGATGTTGCCTTCGGTAGGAAAAGTTTTGTTGGCAACAACTCGAAACTTGTTGGCTACATGGGAGCCATCAGTATTGTAATAAGGATACACATGCTTAATAATATTACCACTTACATCCTGAACAACGGAAATTTCGTAGGCTTTACAGGTATCTGCGGTAAGTTTACGATCTGGAATATCTCGATAGTTTTTATTTTCAGTCATGTTCGTAGAATATACTTTTAAGTTAGCGTTAGATGGTTGAACTGATTGTTGCATACTGTCGTCCTTTGAATAAGTTTTACAAACAAAACAAAAAGCACTGCCGTCGTCATACAGAGCATTGCCGTCTGACGATCCGCACTCTTCACAATTCACATGCTTCACAAACTTAGCATCTTTCTTCATGTGATTCTCCTATAATTAAAATAACCTACAGTTCGTAGAACTTACTGTAGGTTACTTTAATTAGTTTGCCAGAATGTCTGGCGGCTGTCAACTGGAACTTACTATTGTATAGCTATTAGGCTTTGCCTTTAACGCACTCAACAACCCCTCTCTATTTTTAATAAAATCTTCTGCCTGTTTTTTAACTGTGAAGGTTATGTTCGTATTGTTTCCTTCGTAGTATATAAAATATTTTCGTCTTCTCATTTTGTTAGTGCCTCCCATGATACAGGATACAACTCTTCTATAATATTATTCCACCGCTCTGCCAGATTCTGTATTTCTATCTGGGCTAGGTCATCGCTCCTTAGTTTATATGCCCTAGCAAACGCAGCCAAAGAACCTGTAACATAATAACTTGTGTACATTGACTGAGGCAAGACCATCCTTGCTTGTTCAGCACACACTCCGATACTGAGCAGTTGCTTATATGTTCTCAGACAGTCATCATAAATTTCTTCTGGAGACATGATCAGACCATTAGCTTCCTCTTTGTCCCGTAGTTTACCGTTAACTTCCTGTGACGTTAACCCGGTATAATGTGATCCTTGTTTTACATTATCAGCTTTGAATCTCCAGGTATCTGGAGTGTAAAACTCTGGCGTGTCGTTAACGTACCGTCTACTTACTTCGTTATAACTAAATCCTATTGTATGCTTAAACCTTTGCCTTGCAACAAAGATAGGAACAGTTTCTCTGAGAGTTATCATACAATGAGTGAACGGTGTAAAGTGATTGTGCTTGGCAAGATATTTAATTAACTTAACATCTTTATCTTTAAGGACATTTTCTACGGGACCGGCAGGAGTTATGGATTCCCATTCACTTTCTTTATCAAAAGAAACTCTAGCTGCATTAACAACAGTCAGATCATTTCCTAAGTGAGAGATTAATTCTGCGTCCATTATTGATCCTCTTCCTCGTTCAATAGGTTGTCAACAAAATATTTTTTATCGGCCATAACTTCTTCTGCTTCTCTCTTTGCATGGCTTCTAGCCTCTCTTAAAGAATACCCCTCTCTTTGATATTCTCTTGTAAGCTTTTTAAATAGATTTTTAGAATCTAATTCCCATAAATTTTTTGACATGCTATCTCTCAAAAATTTCTTGTGTAGTCCAACGATTTTTTTGATAAGCTTTCTAAACTATCTTCTGTTATTGTTAATTTTAATTTTAAATAATCATTCTCTTCTTTTAATTCTTTAATTCTAATATGTAATTTATTTACTTGTTCACTTAGATCATAAACATTTTTCTTTAAAATATCTAGCTGGTCCATATCATCTACCCACTGTCTTCTCTATTTCCTGAAACAACACCTGAAGTTTAGTGGCAGTTGTGTGTAACTGTGCCTCTTGTTTTAAGCTTGTAAATTTAATTTCATTTACATTATTTAAAATATCTATCACGGTTTTTGCGTAGTATTCTAAGTCTTCATGCAGACGTTCATGAATAATCCTTAAATCTACTGACAGCCTAGCTTTACCGTTTAGAGATTCTTTTTCTTTTTTTTCGATATCATTAATAATTTTGTTTAAAGAATAAAGCATAGTTCCTCACATAAATTGTGGACCATTGTACCAACAGACAATAGAGTATCTGCTGCCATATTTAACGGGTGTTACTTGATGCCACATAAACGATGGAAATACTACCACGCTTCCGGCATTACGCATTTCCTTAACGGTTTCATATCTTTTCTTTTCTACTGGCGATACAAGATTTTGTATTTGGAAGTCACCACCCTTGAAGTTCTCGTTCAGTGTTATACACACACTGAGCTTGCGAACAAGTCCGTTTTCGTCGGGCAGCATATCATGATGCCATGTGTACTTATCATCCTTACGATAGATACTGACCTGTGGGATTTCATATCCAGTTAAATTATAGTTCCATCCGCATTCATCTTTAGCAAATCCAACATATAAACTAAAGATATCTACTAATTCTTTTGAGTTTAAAAAGGCAACCTGAGATTGTCTCCTCTCCTCGTCAAGAATATCACTATCATCTCCTGCCACTGTGGAGCCATCGAAGTTCAACTCTTTTAGATATTTAATAATATTATTACAATTATTTTTATCTATTGCTTTATCATAAACTTTATATGTTTGCATAATTATATCAGCCTATTAGTTGGACCGGCTATCGGAATGACAACCGGCCCAACCCGAGTAATTAGTGAATGTGTTTGCTGCTCTCTTTAAAAATCTGCTCGGTTTCCCAAGTCTCCAAAGAGTTCATAAAATCATTGATATGTTCTAACTCAAGCTCTGCAATGTCTGAGACATCAGCAACAGACATGACATACAACTGTATGTGTCCGGGTACTTCATTGTGGTCTTTATAATTATAAATTTTCATTTTACATTCCTTTCTCTACTGTATGTAGTATCTTAACACTCCACTTACCAGTATTCCTAATGCTATTAAATTAATAATTATTATAGCCTTGTCATTCCAAAAACAACCTACTACCAGCCACCCAAAAGCACCAATGGATTGGGCAATAATATTTTCTGGATAAATATTATAACTATTTAATACCATGCTAGCAATAAGTATGATACTAGCAGCCCACTTAATATACCAATCTATTGTATATGTGGGCGTAATTTTTCCCACGATCAACAACACAAGATTGTGTTGGGAGAGACAGGGATAAGATAGTCCTCTGGTTCTAAAAATAATTTAGATTTATCTTTTTTCTCTATATAAAACTTAGGTGGAGTCGGAGGAGGAGCTACCCCGTCCTTCTCTTTTCCACATGAGGACACCATCAGAGAGATGCCTGTTACCATGACAATCAAAAGAATAGTCTTCATAACTTTTCTACTTCTCCATTAAGATTGGTATAAAAAACATTTTTAATTCCAAACTCGACTATACATTTATAACATCCTGAACAGGGTTTTGCAATAGTCTTTTGAAAAATATTTTTATTTTGTTCAGAGAATTTTCTTTTAACACGAACGACAATTAACGTACATCTTGATAGGTCGTCCATCTGCCTTGCTGCGTTCTTGATTGCAGCTATCTCTGCATGTAGGTGTATTGCATGTTCATGCTTGCCATACTTGGCTTGAAACGGATCGGTCTTGTACGAATTAACACCAAGACCTACGAGATTATTCTTGTGCCATATACCTGCCGCAAGACGATAGCATCGAACTGGATCAGTAATATCTTCTGCCACTCTGGCAAGCAGATCAACCGCCTTTTCCATTCGGACAGTCATTGTCCTTCTCCGTTCATAAGCCATATAAAGGGTGTGGGTAGTGGAAGGGAGAGGAATCGAACCTCTCTTAGTTCACCCCATGTGCGCTACAGACCAGCATCTGCATCGTAGTGATGGGCGTCCCAGTGCCTTCCATTATAAAAGAGAGAGTATCAGGGCAAGCCTAGTACACTAGTGTAATAGACCTGCCCTGTTTATTGATTAGCAATTAAGCTGCCTCAAGAAAGTCAGCAAAAGTATTGGA